GGCTCGCGCGATGCGGCCGGCAGCCGGTAGCCGAACCCGGCGCGCGAACGATGGCGCGAGGCCGAGGCCGGTTGCGCGCGGCGCGATGCGGCGCAGCCCGGTAGCGCGGAAAGCGGCGCGACATGTTCATACGTTCGCGCCTTTATTGGGGGCTATTCCGTCATGGCACTAGGCGATTTTGCGGGTGTTATCCCGCCCGAGCAATCCGCACAGATCATTCAGGAAGCTACGCGCGCATCGGCAGCATTGCAACTCGGGCAAAAAGTCCCGATGGGTACGGGCGTATCGAATATGCCCGTACCGAAAACGCTCCCTACTGCGTCATGGGTAACGGCAGCGACCGGCCGGAAGCCATACACAGATATCGGCCTGAAAACGGCAACGCTCACGGCCGAGGAAGTGGCCGCAGTCGTGGCCATTCCCGATAAAATGATTGAGGATTCCTCGATCAATCTGTGGAATTACAGCCGGCCACTGATCGCCGAGGCAATCGGGCGTGCCGTCGACGGCGCTATTCTGTTCGGCGTAAACGCGCCCGCGTCATTCCCGGTAGGCGGCGTTTATGGCCGCGCCGTCGCCGTGAACGCTGGCAGCGACGCTATCGACACCGTTAACAAGGCAATGGCGCAGGTCGAAGGTCAAGGCCTCGACCCGACCGGCCACGCCGCGCACCTTACCGTTAGGTCATTGCTGCGCGGGCTGCGCGCGACGACCAACGAATTGATCCTCGGCGAAACGAGCATCGGCGATTATGCCGTGCCGACGATTTACGGCCTGCCAACGTCGTATATCCCATTCCAGGGAATGACCGGCGTAACTCCCGGCGACCTTATCACGGGTAATTGGCGTTACCTGGTGATTGGCGTTCGGCAGGATATCCGATACGAAATCGACCCTTCCGGCGTAATTGCCGATGCGGCCGGTGTCGTGGTCGTTTCGGGATTTCAGGATAATGTCACTCCGATGAAAGTTTGGGCGCGTTTCGGAGCCGTTGTTATTGACCCGGTAACAGCCATTGTTCCGAGCGGCGCAAAGGCATTCGCAAAGGCCGACACGCACGCGGCATCGGGCGCAGCGCCTACCGAAATGGCCACCGACGCCGACGCCGAGCCGGCGACCCGTAGCGGCCGGAAGTAATGGCCGTCGGCGCGATCCTCGCGGCCGGATACTGGGATACCCAAACCGGGCCGGCTACCGCCGCGCCCGGAACCGGGAAATACCAGGCCGACAATTGGACCGCGCCAACGTTGCTCGCCGTTAGCGGGACCGACGGCGACGGCTACAGCCGGCAGGCCGGGCTAGCCGCGCTATTGCCCGGCGACCTGATCACGCAGCTATCGCGCGCCGACTCGCAGAATTACCAGCGCTTTACCGTGATCAGCGTTACCGATAACACGACATGGCTCGGCCTCGGCGTCACGGTTGCCGAGGCCGGGCCGACGTTCGCCGCGCCCGGCGCTAATCAGCGGTATCTACTAGAGGCATTCGTTAGCGCGCAGTCCGGTTCGCCGATTCAATGGCAAACGTGGGCACCACCGCTAAACCCGCCGACCGCCGGCGGCCTTGACGCGAACACAGCGCAGGCTATCGCCGATGCGACATGGCTTACCGACCCGCACCTATGCGCCGCGTTGCAATGGGAAGCCTACGCCGCGACGCTAACGCCGAGCCCTAGCTACGGCAGTGTTTCAACGGGCGCGCAGTCGGTCAGTTATCAGCCGCCGTCGCCGGGCGGCGAATACGGCGCGGCTATGGCTCGGGCCGCGTGGCATCGGTCGCTAATGGGCTCGGCCGAAACCGTCCCGCTAACGCAGGCCGCGCCGGCGATTACCTCTGCGCCCGGCGACCCATACGCATACACCGACTATTCGCATTGGTGGCCGGTCGGATGACTCTGCTACTCGGGACCGACCCGGTAACGCTGTTCGCCGCGAGCGGCAGCGACGGGCACGGCTGGGCGCTAGCGGGCTCGGCGCAGCTATGGCAGGGAACCGGGAACCTACAGCGCTCGCCGGGCCGCAGCGACCCGCACAGCGACGCCGGCGGCGGCTCGGGACCGTATGACCCGCGCGCCGGCGAACTAGCAACGCTGTACCTGCCGCCGAGCGCGCCCGTAGCTGACGGGCTCGCCGCCGACGTTGGCGGGCGCAGGTACTACCTAAGTCAGACCCGCTATATCAGCGACCCGACCGGGACCGCAGCGCTTGACGTATGGGCGGCGACCGCCACCGAATCGGGACAGTGGCCGACATGACCGAAAACGCGCGTTACCACGTCAAGAATTGGCGCGCGCCGCGCATGGCAGCCGACCCGCTTATCCGGGCGCTCGCCGAGCGGCTAGCCGCCGACATTCAGGCGCGAACGCCGCGAGGCCCGACCGGCGACCTATTGGCTAGCTGGTCAGTGTCTAAAGGCCGGGTAACCGCCGCATACCTGATCAGGAACGACGACCCGGCCGCTAAATATGTTGAGTACGGGACTAAGAATATGGCAGCCGAGCCGATGGCCGGTCCCGTAATCGCCGAATACCGCGCAATGGTGGGCCGGAAATGACCGCGCCGACGCTGCCGCTTATCCCGCAGCCCGACCTAGAGGCGTTCGTTTGGGCGCAGATTAGCGGCATTCCCGGCGTAACGTCATTCTGCTACGCCGCTGTTTGGGATCACATCGGTTACCACGTTGCTTATTCGATTCAGGTCGACGCGCGAGCCAACACGAAACAAGCGGCGAGCGCTCGCGCCGAGGACGTGCGGCAAACACTTTTCACGCTGCCGACCGTGACATGGGCGCAGGGAGTTATTACCTACGTTCAGCCGGTAGAGGGACCATTCTGGCTGCCCGACGACGACGGCTCGCCGAGATATACAGCCCGATACGAAATTCGCTGTCACCCGTTCCAAACCGTTCCCTAATCCCGATGGTTAGGGCTAATGCGGTTAGGTCAATGCGGAAGGAATAGCAGAATGACCGATACTAAGGTAGAGCCCGGCCCGCGCGTCGCGCCGGTATTCGCCGTTAGTTCTAACGAGGTTAATGTCGGGACGCCGAACGGCGCTGGCGTTTACCTCGCGCCCGAGGGAACCGCGCCGCCGACGGATACCATTGTGGCATGGCCTGCCGCGTGGAATATCCTAGGCTATACCTCGGCCGACGGGCCGACGGTCGGGCAGGCCACCACAAAGCAGGATTTCACGGCCTGGCAGTCAATGGCACCTATCCGCTCGGTAATTACCGCGCGGGAACTGACCATGCATTTCGTTCTGTGGCAATTGAACGAACTTACGCTCGGTCTGTATTTTGACTGTGACCAGCCGGTAGCCGACGTGGGCGGCGCTATTTCAATGGACATCGTTACGGCTAAGTCCGGGCACCGTTACGCCGTCGGCCTTGACACGTCCGACGGTGGGCGCGCCATGCGCGTTATTTACCAGCATGCGACGCTAAGCGACGCCGGCGACATGCCGATTCAGCGCGGCGCTGTCGTCCCGCTGGAATGCACGCTAACCGCGCTGGAATCGGGCGGCAAGATGGCTACCGTTATGCTCGGTCCAGACCGGACGGGCGGTTAATGTCTGCCCGTAACGGACGGGCCGCGCGGTTTGATCTTGACGCAGCCTCGGCGGCTGCGCTCGCCGAAACCCGACCCGAGCCGTTCCTATTCACCTATAAAGGTTCCGATTACCAGGTTCCCGCCGCTGTTACGTGGCCACTAGAGGCGCAGGCGCTAATAGGCGCAGGCGAACTAGAGGACGCGCTAATAATGCTGCTCGGCGATAAACAGTATTCGGCGCTAGTCAAGGCCGGAATGACTGTCGGCGAGCTTAGCGTTTTGTTTCAGGCCGTCGGCGAGGCCGCCGGCGTGGGCGGCCTGGGAAACTCGCTAGCGCTTGTGCAGCCCGATTCGACCCCGACATAGAGGCCGCATTTATGCACAGCTACGGCCTAGATGTCCTAGACACGCGCGTAACGCCGCGCCGTATTTGGGTACTCGCTAACCGGCTGCCGCCGACCGGGCGCGTTGCCGGCGAGCCGTGGTCGGCCGAGGCGCATCTATTGGCCGTCCTAGTCGACCACGTCGCCGAGCTTGCATGGATCACGGCGCGAGCGGCAGGCGCGCAGAACGCCGCGAGGCCTCGGCCCATACCTCGGCCACCGACCGGCCGGGATCGGGCCGCAGCGACCCGCACAGCGCCGCCGGCGGCCGGTTACGGCGAGCCCGCCGAGGGCGGGCCGCGCCGCTCGGCGTCATGGGCCGCAGCCGTGTACGAAATCGCCGGGATGCCCGGCGTCGACGTGAGGCGCGACGATGGCATATGACTATTCGGCGCTAGAGGTCGTCGTAACCGCCGACACGCGCGGGCTAACGGCTGAGATTAGGCGGTCGGCCGAGGCCGCAGGAACGCAGGCCAGTAAGACCATATCCGACCATATGAGCAAAGGTTTTAAGGCGCTCGGGCCGGTAGCCGGCCAGGTTGGTAAGGCCGCTGTTACCGGGCTCGGGCTCGCGACGACTGCCGCCGTCGCGTTCGGCGTCAAGGCCGCTAAGGCTGCCGAGGCATCGAATAAGGTAACCGCGCAGACAGCCGCCGTAATCAAATCTACGGGCGGCGCGGCGAATGTCACGGCCAAACAGATTCAAGGCCTCGCTAATTCGATCATGGCTAAGACCGGGATTGACGACGAATCGGTCAAGTCCGGTCAGAATATGCTGTTGACCTTTACCAATATCCGAAACGAAACGGGTAAAGGTAACCAGGTATTCAATCAGGCGACGCAGACACTTACTGACATGACCGCCGCAATGACGGGCGGAAATGTCACGCAGGAGTCAATGCGCAAGCAAGCTATTTTGCTCGGGAAGGCGCTAAACGATCCCGTTAAGGGATTGACCGCGCTACAGCGTGTCGGCGTTTCCTTTACCGATCAGCAAAAACAACAGATAACCGCGCTAGTTAAGTCCGGGCACACCCTAGAGGCGCAAAAGATCATCCTAGGGGAACTGAATAAGGAATTTGGCGGCTCGGCTGCCGCGCAGGCAACCGCGACCGAGCGCATAAAGACCACCTATAAAGAAATGCAGGAATCAATCGGGCAGGTAGTGCTAAAGGCTATCGACCCGTTTATGCATTCCCTGGGAAAGCTAGCGTCACAGATCGGCGCAGCCATAGCGCCGGGCGGCAAGCTAGCGCCGATATTTAACGCGATCGGCTCGGCGCTCGCTAAGGCTATCGGGCCGCTCACAAAGTTTACCGACATGATCGGCCGAGGCCTCGCTAAGCTAAAGCCCGCGCAGATTAACCAAATAGCCGACGCTATTAAGCGGTTCGGCCCGGCTATCGCCGCGCTCGGCGGCGCGTCGGCGTTGCTTACGGGCGGCGGCATCCTAACGCAGCTACCCATATTCGGCGGCGTGATCCAGCATCTAATCGGGCCGCTTAAAATGATCATCCCGCTACTCGGCGGCGGCGAGGGACTAGCGGGCGCGTTTAAGTTCCTGACTGGGCCGGTCGGAATCATCCTCGGCATTTTCACGACCCTAATGGCGGTTAGCCCGCAATTCCGGCAGGCCGTGATCGGTTTGGTTCAGGCCTTGATAGTCGGCCTGATGCCTGCGTTTAAGGCGATTTTCGCCGCGATAAAGCCGCTGATGCCCGTTATCGTCATGCTCGGTAAAATGCTCGGCCAGATACTAGCGCCCGTTATCAAGGCGCTTACCCCGTTGCTAGTTCAGCTAATGCCGCTAGTCGCCGTCCTCGCGCAGCTAGTCGGAAAATTGCTCGGCGTCGTGATCCTGCTAATCGGCCCGATTTTGAAAGTCTATATGGCATTCGAGAAATGGTATGTGATCCATATTCTCGTGCCACTGATTAACGTTTTGGTCGGAGCGCTGTCCTGGCTAGTCCGCATAATCACCGACGTCGTTAAATGGATCATGGGCGGCTCGCCGGGACTAATCCCCGCGTTTAATGCCCTAATGCGCGTCGTCGGCTCGGTCGTTCACTTTATCCGCAACGTGGTAATCACCGGGTTTAACGCGATCAAGGGCGCGATACAAGCGGCATGGAAATTCATAACGCAGAACAGCGTAGCGGTCTGGAATTTCCTAAAGACGTTTATACAGCGAGCCATTCAAGGCTGGATTAACATATTCAAGGCCGGGTTTAACGTTATACGCGGGCTGTTTACCTCGGGCTGGCGGATACTACAGAACGCGACGACCTCGGTTTGGAATTTCCTACGCGGGTTTATACAGCGGGCTATTCAGGGCTGGATAAACATATTCCAGAGCGCATGGTCGACAATCAAGGGGCTGTTTACGCGCGGCTGGAATGCCGTAATCGGGACGATCAAGAATGCCGCTAGTAACCTGATCGGCGTAGGCAAGTCGGTAATAAGCAATTTCCTAAGCGGCATATCTAGCGCCGTGCGCGGTATCGGTAGCTGGATTAAGTCTCACGTAGTCGACCCGGTTGTTAATGCCGTTAAGAGCTTTTTCGGCATTCACAGCCCGTCCTCGGTTATGGCCGACCTCGGCCGGAATGTGACCGAGGGTTTCGTTAAGGGCATAGTCGAACAGAACCCGCTAACCGTCGCTAAAAAAGTATTCGGCGGCATCCCTAACGCGCTCGGCGCGATAGTGAGTAAAGGCCTGGTAAGCCTAGGCGCGCTACCGGGTAAGGCGCTGCGGGCGCTCGGGACCGTGGGCGGCGCGATTAAGGGCGTACTAGGCAAGATCGGCGGTTTCTTTGGCAACCTGTTTAGCGGCGGCGGCGGCGCTGGCGTTCAGCAATGGGCCGGGCTAGTTTCGCGAGTATTGGCAATGCTCGGCCTGCCTGCGTCCTATCTCGGTCCCTGGCTCGCGCAGATGCAAACAGAATCGGGAGGACAGCCGAACGTTATAAACAGATGGGATAGCAACGCCGCCGCTGGTATTCCATCGCAAGGCCTATTGCAAGTGATCCCCCCGACGTTCGCCGCATATGCGGGACCATTCCGAGGATTGGGCATACTCTCGCCGCTCGCTAACGTGTATGCCGCGATCAATTATGCCCTGCATAGGTATGGCCGGTTTGGCATGCTGGGAGTTATCGGGCATGGTCACGGTTACGCCGCTGGTGGCCTGATTAGCGAGCCGATAACCGGCGTCGGCCACCGAACCGGAACGACATACACGTTCGGCGAGCGCGGTCCCGAATGGGTTACGCCGCTCGGCGGCTCGGGCCGGGCGATAACCGTAAACGTTTACCCGCGCGCTAGCCAAAGTGAAACCGAAATCGCGGCTGCCGTATCGCGCTCGCTGGCGTGGGCCGCGCAGACAGGGAAGGCATAGGCAATGGCACTTAACCCGTTCCTTAGCGACGCTGCCGCGAATGCGTCGGCGAACGCCGCTACCGCGCTCTGTAATGGCGGCAGCATCAAAATCTATAGCGGGACGCAGCCCGCTAACGCGAACGCCGCCGTAAGCGGGACGCTATTGGTAACCCTGCCGTTCAGCGCTACGGCGTTCGGCGCGGCTGCCGCCGGCGTGGCGACCGCTAACGCGATCACGGCTGCGAACGCCGCCGCGAGCGGTACGGCTGCATGGTTCCGAGCCGTGAAATCGGATGGTACTAGCGCCGTATTCGACGGCTCGGTCGGAACGTCGGGCTGCGATCTGAACCTGTCTAGCGTCGCGCTCACTAGCGGCGGGAACGTGGCGGTTAGTTCCTTTACCTACACGCAGACCGAATAGCCGCCCGGTTCACGCCGACCCGAGCCGGGAGGA